TCTTTTCGCGGAAAACGTATTCGATGTCTGCCTTCCAGCCCCTTGCGTTCTCGCCGCACATGAATTTATCCAATATGCATTTCCCAAGGTACTTTTCCAAAAACCCGTCGTTGCGGAATGGGTGGGTATTCCTGACGGTGTAGTCCCATGCCCGCTTGATCGCAATTTTTCGTTTTGGGTTTAGCTTCTCGGCTGGCTTGAATCGTCCACCGCAAATCTGTTGATAGGTTTCCATGAAATTCTGATACGGGGTTTCGTCAGCTTTTCGTGTTCTCGTTTTCGGCGGATCGTCATTGCCAGATGACAAGGGTTTTTGATTTAGATCTTCTTCTTGTATTTCTTTACCTTCTTTAGAAGTGGTCATCTGCTGGTCAACTGCTGGCGATCTGCTGGTCATCTGCTGGTCATCGACCTGATAGCGCGCCCAGTTAGTTATTGATATTACTGAGAATTTTGAATAGCTTTTGATGGTTATCTGTTGGAGATTTTCGAGCGCTTTTAGAGCGCCACGGATGATACTCTCGGAAACCCCCGTTTTCTCAGAGAATTTATGCCGTCCGAATATCAAATCGCCCGGTTTTAACCTGACAATCTGCCGTCCCGCGACAAAATCACCCTCCTTGTAATTTGCAGAAAGCAGAAGGTGAAGCCACACGGCCAGGTACTCGGGTTTAGAGGCTATGGCGCTCGTGAGCAGCTTTCGAGACACCTTTACCCATGAAGACATTTTATTTCACCTTGCCTTTGGCAATTTTTGATTTTTCCCAAGCCGTAAGGGCTTCCTTTTCACCCTGGTAATTCTTAATTGCTGGGTCATCCCTTTCATCGATAAACCTTAGCAATTCTGCTGCCTGCTGAGGTGACAGCTCAATAACGTTATTCCCCTGACCGATGATGAGTTCACCGCATGAGGTCCATTCAGCTACCAAGGTTTTTTTGCCTTCAATTTCCATAATCAGTCCTCCCCAAGCGCTACAAATTCGCTGACCTTCATGTCAAAGGCTGCGGCCAAATTCTTGATCTGCCCACCGGTGCTGGTTTCCCTTGCGAGTAGCACGCTCATAGAGCTTTGCGTGACGCCCAAGACCTTTGCCAGATCCTTGCTGCGCATTCCGCGCATTGCCATAGCAATGCGGGCCGATTTCCCAATGTTCATGTGGTGCCCTCGTTGTTGATGGGGTGAATGCTATGCGCACTTATAGGATCGAGCAAGAAATATTTTTGTTCTTTGTCCGAAAAATACGCTTGACGCAATTCCTCCTTGCGCTATGATTAGGTAACAAGCAGCGACCAACCAACCCAAGGATAAACCGCCATGAAACTTATTTTCCTAATCATATTGATCATCGCCTGTTTTGCAGTAGGCCCCGGCATCGTCCTAATGGCGCTGGTGTACATCCCAATGATGTTGGCTGAGTGGCTTTTTCATCTTGCTGGAAGTCCGCAAGACAAGTACGTCGTATGGATAATCATTGGGGCTTCTTTTGCGATTTGCCTGTTCCCATTTTTCTACAAAAAGGGGATGTGATATGGCCCGCAAACGCTTGAAGGACGGCATGCATTGGACCTGCCAATACGTCGCGCAAATCGACAGTTACATCGTCAGGGTCGATGTAACGGAAAAGGAGTTAAGGGTTTTTTCAGCCTGCCGTGACGTGAACAATTATCACATTAAGATCAAAACGTTTTATTCCATGCTTGAAGCGATTTGGTTCCTGTCGCTGATGGTCAACAACTTTATTGAAGATCGGAGAATCGCATGAAACGTAAACAGGCCGAACGCTGCACGCCAGAACATGCCGTGCTGCACATCATGCGCCAGCGTGCTTTAGGCGAGCGGATGATTGGTGACCATGATGGCGCCCGTAAGTGGGATCTACTAGCAACTATTGCAATCGTCACGCTGATTGTCTTTGGATCGATGCGGGGGTGGTGGTAATGGAGCGAACCCTTAGCGTCATCCGCCAGAACAATACGGCTATCCGCTGTGCCAAGCTGCGCCGTGAGCTACTGTCGCTGTCCACTATTTCGCGTCTGACCGGCGTCAAGCGCGGGAAAGTTTACGTCATGGTCCAGTTGGGTGAGCGCCTGTTAAGTCTTGAGTTAGAAGAAGAAATTGAACACGTAAAATGTTCTGGTGGTGGATGTGAAAAAATGGGCGAGCCTAATTATGCATGGCCCCCAGTAAAAGAAGATCTAGACGAATTTTATTGTGGTGGATCTGATAGGTGCTGCCCATGAAACCAACGAATAGTGTTTATGTCGGAAGCCCACCGCTTGATCCGCCAAAAGATGATGACGGTCAAGAGCAGGAATCTTTTGATGATGCAGAAAACAACGACTACCCGGAGTAGATCATGAAAGACCAAATAGACCAAAGCCTAGACGCTGTACAAACCATGCTTGACCAAAAAAGACTGCGGGATGTTTGCCCGAACGATATAAAGCCACTGCTGAAGCGCGTGCGCTACCAGGTAGCGCGAGTGGAACACGACAAGTTGATTCGTGACTACTACTGCCGCCAGCTTGATGCGGCTGACCAGCGCGTTGATGAGCTGGAAAATGCACTTGCTGGCGTGTTGTTTGAGTTTGACGGACTTATATGGCCTAAATCCCTTTCTGAAAAAATTTCAAATCTTGTTACAGCAAGGGAGTTCAAATCATGAGTGAAGTTAAGAGTGTCTGGTGTCACGAAGTATCTAATATCCGATACGTTCTCGAATCAGACTACAGCGCCGCACTATCCCGCGAGGCTGCGCTGGTGCTGCCTGAGAATGCAGATTTTGAAGAATGGGTTTCCGGGCGGCAGGTTTGTAAGAAGTATGGGGCGAAGTTGACGCGACGACCTGATGGCAGTTATTCCGATTTCCGAATAAATGACCAATACCTTGCCTGGAACGCCTGCCTCGACGAAGTAACCCGCCTCAACCCGAAGGTATCGAACTGATGGAGCAGCAACCAGAAGCCACCGTTGACGTCATGGTGTGGCTGTACACCAGTGGCCGCCCGTGCGTGAACATTGCGGACGAGCTGAAAGTCTCGGCATCAACCGTCCGACGCTACCTGAAACAGCGCGGCCTAGATCTCGGACGGCAGGGGGCGCGGCGCCAGGTAACAGACGATTATGTTGCCCTAGCACGCACTATGCGTGAAGAAGGCCACGAATGGAAATTCATCAGCCGGAAGATCGGTTTTTCGATACGACAGTTGCAGCGCTGGCTTTACGGCAAATAAACATTAATTTCTTTCCGGAAATAATTATTCTACTTGCTGGCGCAATTCAACGCTGTATAATTGACCAGACCAAATGACCATTGGAACAGACCATGACCACTCAAACAGTCGGAAATATCGACCGTAAGACGTACATCGGATCATCAGACGCAGCGGCAATCCTGGGCGTATCGCCTTGGCGCACGGCGTTGGATGTGTACCTCGATAAAACCAGCGGCCCCGAGCCGATCACCCCCGAGAAAGCCGCTATCTTCAAGCGCGGCCACCGCCTAGAGCCATACATTCTCGACATGCTGGAAGATGAGCATGGAATCCACCTACTTCGCTTTGATGATGGCAAGCGCAGCCGCCGCCACCTTGATACAGAACTGCCCTTTCTTGCTGCTGAGCTGGACGCTGAAACGGACGATGGCAAAAACGTAGAGGCTAAGTCAGCCAACTTTTATGGCAAAGGTTCGTGGGGTGAGCAGTACACCGATGACGTGCCGATCTATTACAACGCGCAGGCGCAACACGGGATGATGGTCCGCGGTAGTCAGGAAACAATCTTCCCGGTCCTGATTGGCGTTGATGATTTTCGCCTGTACCACGTCAAGCGCGACGACGAAGTAATCACATACCTGCGCCAAGCTGAGATCGAAATGTGGGATCGCATCCAGCGCCTAGATGCCCCACCGGCCAAAACCGTATCAGATATCGAGCGCCTATTTCCGTGGGATCACGGCTCAGTCATTCAGGCATCCGTGGAAGTGCGGGACGCTTACCTTGAACTCAAGGATCTGAAAAAGCGCCTAAAGCTGATCGAATCTGACATTGAAGAACAGGAAAGCCTGATAAAGCTATTCCTCGGTGAGCATCAGGTATTACAGTTCGGCGCTGACAAGCTGCTGACCTGGAAGTCTCAGAACACCGACCGATTCGATATCAACACTTTCCGGGCTGCCCATCCGGCAATCGCCAAGAAGTACACCAAAACCAGCGCAAGCCGCGTCCTACGCCTTAAATAGAGGATTCATCATGTCAACCAATGACCTGCGCCAAGCCGTCGGCGCCCAGCGTGTCGCCAAGCCTGTCACTGAGTTCTCCAACTTCATGGACAAGCTCAAACCGCAACTGGCTTTGGCTTTGCCGAAACACCTTACCAGCGACCGTATGGCTCGCTTGGCGATGACTGCTTTCAGTACGTCGCAACAGCTTCAACGCTGCACGCACCAAAGCATCGCCGCCTCGATCATGACTGCTGCGCAGCTTGGCCTTGAGCCTGGGGTAAACGGCGCCGGTTACTTGATCCCATACAAAGACACCTGCACCTTTGTTCCTGGCTGGAAAGGCTTGGTTGATCTGGTGTCGCGCTCCGGGCGCGGGACAGTGTTCACTGGCGTGATTATGAGCGATCAGGCATACACCTTCACCGATGGTGCCCGCCGAGATCTGGTCATTCACAACGAAACCGAACTCGACGGACCGGACAATATTACCCATGCCTACGCGGTGGGCTGGGTCAAAGATTCATCGATGCCCATCATCGAGCTGTGGACTGTCGGTAAGATTCGCAAGCACCGAGACCATTACAATAAGGTCGGCCAGCGCCATTATTCATATGGCAATTGGGAAATGTACTGCCGCAAGATCCCGCTATTGCAGGTCATCAAGTATATGCCGAGCAGCATTGAAATGAGCAACGCGCTCGCTGTCAGCCAAGCAGCCGAGGAAGGCCGGGGCACTATCATCGAGAACGGCATTGTGATCGATCTTTCCGAGCAGCCTCGTGAATCGGTAGACCGTGGTCAGGCTGAAACGGTTGACACCGCGACAGGCGAGATCAAGCAGGAAGTGAAACCTGAGCCGAAAGCTAAGCCAGAGCCAAAGGCTAAGCCGGAGAAAAAAGCCGATCCAGTGGCCGAGGCTAAAACCCCGATTCCCGATGAAGAGTTTGACGAAGATTTTTCGATGGAATGATTGACCGGGCGCGGTGAAAGCTGCGCCAACCACTTTGACCAACCCAACCAAAAAAGCGAGATCCCATGAAATA